GCCTTTGTTGTTATCGCTTAATTGAATAAAACCATTGTCCGACGCTACCGGACCAGAAAAGGTAGTACGTGCCATGTTGATATCCTCACATGCGAGTTAAGCGTATTCGTCTGCATGTCGTCAGCCGGATCTGTCGAATACGCCGGGGTTCCCGGAATGCCAGTGTTATAACATAGAGGTAAAAAAGCGCAAGTAAAATTTGCGCATCATGCCTACAAAAGACCGCGAAAAAAAGAAAAAAATAGCTAAACGGCACTACGATAAACACAGCGAAAAAGTCAAAGCAAAAACAAAAGCAAACAAAGAAAAGGCACGGCAAAAATGGCGCGATTACAAGGCCACTTTAGCGTGTGTACAGTGTGGAGAAAACCACCCAGCAACCTTTGATTTCCATCATGTCGTACGGAAACCAGATAACAAAAAAGTTAATAGACTGTTAGCAAATAGTAACTATAAGGCCGCATTGAAGGAAATCGAAGAACGATGCATTGTCCTTTGCGCTAATTGCCATAGAAAGCTACATCACGAAGAACTGTTGGAGAAACGAAACAAAAAGGGGGCCGGAGCCCCCTTAGATTACCAAGACGATGAATCGTCCTCCGACTCATCGTACTCAACCCAGTCATCGGATTCTTCGTCAAAGAAGTAAACAGCGCCCGAATCTTCGTCAAGATGCCAAGCAACGCCGTCCTCATCAACTTCGGCCCAGTCATCTAGGTCTTCGTCAAAGTAAAAGGTAGCATCCAAATCTTCGTCATAGCACCACGCAACACCGTCTTCGTCGTACTCTATGCCCTCTTCGTCTTCAACAACCTCTTCCTCAACCTCGTATTCAACATCGACCAATTCCAGATCTAACAATTCAAGCAGGTCCACCGAAACGCTGATTGTTACAACCATGATAACCTCCGTAGTTAAAATTGCAACCTCTCCCGGCTGCAAAAAATATCCTACAGGAGGATTATTACAAATCAAAAACAGCGCTACATGCGCTCTAGCGTCTCGTATGTCTGCAATTTGCGACGTAGTTTTGCGATCTCTGCATCACGCTCCGCTAACTTTTTCTGCAAGCTTGCACTTAAATCATATGCTTCTGCAATTTTTTCGAGTCGTTCCTTGTGATCGGTAAGCATCATTTGATACAACCGCTCCGAGGACTCAATTTGCTTTTGTATGAAATCAGACATAAGCACCTCACTAACGTAAAAAGGGGGCCGAAGCCCCCTTTTCCTTTTTGCACCTTACGGTGTGTAGCCTTCCGAACCCCAAATTGCGCGGGGATCTGACCAGCCGAACGAATAACGCTCACGTGCCTTGTAGCGCACGTTACCAGTATCAAAGTCGCCTTCAAAAGCGGTCTTGACATTGGAACGCTGGAACATCTTCAGGCCGTTTGGCGCATCGGTCATCAGGAACCATGCGTCAGGGTCGGTCAAGAAGTGGTTAACGAAGTAGCCTTCTGGCACCATGCCCATCGATTTGATGGCGTTGATGTCGTTGTCGGCGGTTTCGGTACGCAGGGTCGATTTCATCAGGCGCTCTGCGGTAAATTGCAGTTCCTTCGGAATGATCATGCGGCGAACCGACAAAGCGACCTTCAGGCCACGTTCGTCGGTGAAACCTGCTACATCGATAATGCCCTGTTCCAACGAGGTCTCATTCAGGTCAGCGGCCGTTGTAGGCACGTTGCTGAAGTTAGGACCAAGTGCGGTTGGGTGGTTAGCGTTACACAGGGAAACGCCGTCACCGCCGTTGTATGGACCAGTGGTGTTGAACGCATTGTTCAGGATCGAAGCTGCCTTAACCTGCTTGGTGTAAGACATCGAACGGGCCAGTGCCTTGGTGTAACGTGCTGACAGACGGTCATAGAGGTTATCCTCAATGGCCTCTTCAGTCAGTGCGAACGCCAATGCAACGGTTTCGTGAGTGTAACGAGCGGTAAACGATTCCTGTGCGGAGTCGTAGTTAACGCCTGCACCTTCGTTTTTCGTCGGTGCCTCACCAAAACCGGTCAGCATGACCTCTTCTTCAAACGCACGATCCGACGACTCAATCGAAAAGATTGCTTCGTGTTCGTTTTCGTAGCGCTTGTACTCCATCCCGAACAGAGCGTTCAGGCCGGGCTCTAGTTCTTTAACTAGTTGCGAACGAGAAATAGCCATGATTTAGCTCCTATTACGGGGTAGGTGCAACGTTGGCAACGCCATTGCTGCCATACAAATGCTTGTTGATCTTAACAATGACTTGGGTAAAGTTAGCGCCCAATTCATTGCTCGGCAGTGTATTCAAACCAACTAGCTTTAGCACCAAGCCATCAGCATTGGTATTAGCAATAGTTGAAGAATCTAATTCAGTTGCTGAAACGCCAGTAACAACGCTACCTGCTGTGTAAGCAATAGCAGCATTCTTACCAAAGTCAGCTTGAACGATATCTTCGTCAGCTTGAATGGTGAACAATTGGTTAGGGTCGTCAACTACGTCAGCCGTGATTTGGCCAGTAGTGATATTGACGGAACCCGGATAGTAGTTCGACCATGTAGGCTTGCCTGAAGTTGGATCAACATAGTTACAGCCGTTGAATACACCAACCGCAACAGTGTGCACTGTTGAATCAAACCTAACGACATAACCACCAACGATAGTAACCAAGTCGCCTTGGAAAATTGCGCCCGACTGGTTGTCCGCGATCAGGTAGCCATACTGCTTCTGTGCACCAGTAGCAGATAGGTTACCCATAGGGCGGAGACCATAGGCTTTATCAACGTTTGCCATGTGTAGCTCCTAAAGGTTATGAAGCCTAGCGGCTTCCAAAAGTAGTGCGAGAACTCCGTTCTGGAGCCTGTATCCGCATCGTCGAGTGAGCGTTTTCACGCATCAACTCATTGTCTACCGCTTGAATTTGGTCCATCGCCTTTCGGTTGTAATGCGTGTTGCGTTCGGCAAGCGTTTCATTAGGAATCCGAGCAAGCATCAAACCACCTACTGATACCACGCCAGCGTGTTTACCATCTTCGATGGTAGGCAACGTGTCGCGATATTCTGGAGATAGCTCTTCATTACGAACAAGCTCATAGCCTTCACGGAGACGACCATAAACATGCTGCTTGTCTTCAAACCCGTTGATCTCTGCACGAATCCAACGATGCTGGAAACCGTCAGGGGCAGGGGGTGCATCCAAACGCGATGGAGGGGTCCAAGGCTTCCGGCGTGTTTCCTTCTCACGACTAACGCGAGGGGCACGATCAATGGTAAGTTTTTCTTGGCTCATTTTTTACTCCTTAACGTGTTTGGCATATTCCTCGAGAGGAACACCCAATTTCTTTGCGATAGCAACTTGACTCGGTGAAAGTTTCACCGTCTTGCGTGCACTATTTACCCCGGAACTACGGGATGCAGGTGCAACGGCTGGCACGTTCTGCCGTTGTCTGGAAGTAGTATCAGCAGACTTAGAGTAGTAACTCCCGAATTTTTGCGGAAATTCTGACCTAATCCTGTTGTCTAATTCAGTATAGTACTCGTCTGACTCCGGGTCAAATCCCTCTTCCTCTACCATGGTGGCATGAATGCCCCATGCGGCATAGGTCATGGTTTTATCCTTGCCAAACCACTCGTTCTTCCGCGCCCAATCTTCTGCTTTTGGACTTGGAGCCCGTCTCTGTTGAGCAGGTTGCTGAACAGGCTGTTGCGCTTGTGCCTGTCTTGTTTGCTGCACCTCTTCTTGCGAAGCACGAGACTGCAAATGGTCAGAAACCTGCCGTTGCTCAAATGTCAACTGCATCAAGCGCTCTTGCGCTTCGGTTTCTGTATCAATGTCGTTCTCTTCACGAGCCCGCTTGATAATCGCCTTCAACGTAGCCGTTTGGGTATCCATCCGGCTCTTTGCCTCTTGTAGACGGCTGGTATCCGTTACCGTGAGTTGTCTTTCCAACTCCTGCGACTTGGCTTGAACACTACGGGCATACTCAATTGCCGCTTGCTCACGGCGTTCAGCCTCCCGCATCTTTGCTGTCAGCTTAGCAATGCGCTTTTGCACATTTTCACTGACCGCATCTAGTTCTTGGCCAAGATTTTCCTCTTTCTTAGCCGCTGCAGGGGCAGGCGAAGATGCTGGAACCTCTTGTACCTCTGATTCTGGGGCTTCCTGCTCTGGGACCTCAATCAGGGTCTCCTGCTCTCCTTCCCCAAGGTCAAACTCTAGCTGACTGTCTGGAACAGTATTACTCATAGGTGGCCTCACATATGCAGAATGTCTTCTGGGTTGTTAATACGGGCAAGAATCTCATCATCGTTGAGAATTCGGATCTCTCCCCCGTCCAGACCAATACGCGCACCCGCGTAACGGCCAAAAATCACCCAATCGCCCTTCTGACACCAAGGACCATTAGGAAATTTACCTTCGTCTTTGTAAGCTAGGTCCCCCACAGCCAAAACGTAGCCACAAACAGTGGTTAGTTGCTGTTTTTCGCGGGTTTGATCGGACAGAACAATGCCGCCCTTGGTTTTTTCTGCGCCGCGATAGGGGAGAATGACGATTCGCCAGCCGGTTGGCTGCGGGATACGATCCAAGACCGATCCGTCAAGGTTTTCAACAGCAAGACTGCCGTCTTCTGTGTAAGCGTCGTCAAGGCTAGGTTCCTTTTCTTCCGCTTCCTGTGCCCATTTCTCTTCTAATGCTGTCAAAGTCATACAGTTGCTCCTTACAAGTCAGGATTTTTCTTTAGAAGCGCCAAAATTTCATTTTCAACGAATTTATAGCCTTCAATCCTGCCCATCAGGAACTTGTAATGCTCCATGTCTTTCACGCCACCCGAAACCACCAGTTCTTCCGACTGTTTTCTTAGCGTTCGGATTGAGTGCAGAACTTTTTCACTAAACTCAAGCATGGATTACCCCAAGTACGCAGATAGTACAGGCCCTATCTGAAGGCTACATAACAATTATGCACGTGTATTTATAAAAATACACGTGCTTTATGCAATTTTCACTTTTTTGAATG